TTAGATAAATTGGCGGAAATACTCATTGATTTTATCATCACTTTGCTGCTGCATCTTTTTCGTGACGTGTGTGTAAATCTCTAAAGTGATATTAATATTTGAGTGGCCGACTCGTTCCATAATAACAGGCAAGTCTACACCAGCTTCTACAAGCATTGTAATATGCGTGTGTCGCAGTATATGCGTGCCATTCACATCTTTGATGCCATACGCCTTGTATATCTTATTAAAAACAAAACTAATCGTTGTTGCTCGAACTGGTTGTTGATTCTTGCCGGTAAACACTAAATCGCACCATTCTGATTTTTTGTCGCGCAAACCAGTCAACTTTTCTTTATTGTATTGGACTTTCATTTTCTTTAACTCATTTGTTAGTTCTTCATTAAAAGATACAGTCCGATTGGAGTCTTCCGTTTTCGGTGGTGCAAATTCAAACCCACCTTCGGTAGCAGGCTTCTCAAATAACGTTTTATTCACCACTAAAACATGCTTTTCTAGGTCGATATCATTCCAAGTGAGCGCTAACACCTCTCCAATGCGTAACCCCGTAGAAAGCATTGTGAGGGCTATTGGATAAGCATTCCTTCTGCCAGATGACTTTACACCAGTTAAGAAACTTTGAATCTCATCTTTTTCCAGATACTTTTTCTTTGCGTTAACAAGTAATTGTGATTTCTTGTTAGCTTTCGGCGCGACGGTATCCTTCACAATGTTTTTTTCAATATATTCATTTTTGAAAGCAAAATCAAACATTAAATTCAAAGCGGTTCGAGTACCGGCGATATGATGATGTGATATACCAGTATCACGTCGCTCTATTAAAAACTTTTGTAAATCACTAATTTGAAGTTTAGCTATCAAGTGCTTGCCGTGCTTGTCCACGAACGGTTTAAGAGCTACCATTCTAGCTTTTACTGAAGATGCTTTGACTGTTTCCTTGTACACATCCAACCACTCGGCATACACCTCGTTAACCGTCCTTTTGGCTGTTTGACGTTCTTTTGAAAGTTCATCAGCCGCTAATTGCGCGCGCCTCATTGCTTCCTTTTTTGTGGCACCCCGACGTGTTATTTGCCGGCGCTCTCCTGTTAATGGGTTAGGTGTAGCATCCACAGTGCATACCCACTTACCATTACTCAATGTTCGACAGTACATTTTCATTTCCCCTTTCAGTGTGAAAGTTGTTTTTCAGCAACTTTAAATCCAGTTGCGTGCAATTTTCCTAAGTAACGATCCAATCGTGATTCTGCAAAGCCCAGTTCAACATTGAATGTTTTGGCGATCATTTGCGCGGCTATCTTCCGATCTGGCGGCAACCGGATTCGCTGCAGCATAAAAGTCGGCACGCAAAAATGGTACATAAAATTGTCGGCATCCCATTCTTGCAACTCGACAAACATGGGATGCAGTTTTCTTTGATGACCAGCATGACGGAGGATATGACCAAGCTCATGTGCAAACTCTTGCCATTTCTGCTCAGGTGTCAAATATCGATTAAGGTAGATGTACTGCCGGCCGTTTGCGTATACAGCTTCACTCGGCCAGCCGAATGTGTAAATAATGATATTCAATCGTCTTGCAACATCGCCTAACTTTAATTGTTCAGGACGTCTTATACCGATTTTTTTATATTGGTCGATGATGAAATCTTCCAAGTGACTGTACGCATAAATGATAATCACCCTCTAAGTTGTAATTTGGAACATATGTTCTTTGTGTGGTTAAAAGAAAAGCCCGCTACGGGCAAGTCACTTTATTTTGTTTTCTAAACTCCTAATTTTAATTCCGGACAAAACTAATCCAATGCCAGCGAAGAGTCCGCTTAATGATCCAATCGCTGCGGCTATTCCAATATCCCCGAACATGAAAACAGATATTATCAAACCTAGAAAACCACCAACAATTAATAGAGAACCTAGTATGATAACGGTTATCGTCATTGGTTTTAAACCTCCTTATCGTTGCACAAATTGCGGATAAACCATTTTTCCGTCTACGACATCCAAAAGATTTTCAGATCTAAAGGAATCCCAATTTATATTGTTCATTGTTTCCCTCGACATCCAAGTCCCCATTACTTCATCGTCTGATATATTTCCGTTTACGTCTTGCATAGGAAAGGTTATTGAAATCCACACTTCTTGCAAACTCTCTATTTTAGATAGTTCCTTATAAAGCGCTGTCGAATCCTCGTAAAATCCATATCCGATTGACGTGTCATTCCAACCGTCCTTACCTTTAACTACTACAGTGAGGGACATATCATCTTTATCCAATTCAATGTTTTGCACGGTTTCATTGATTGGGTCATCCCCAAACTTAAAAATCTTGTAAGCAACTTCTTTTGCCTGATCTTCGATGTTTAATTCACGCATTGCTGCCTCGACTTTTTTCTGCTCAGGTGTGGAATTTGTAGCACCAGGAGTTGTCTTTGTTTTTTCGGGAGCTTTATTTTCTGGTTTATGAGTCTCTACTTTGTTGATTACCTCATCTTGTTTCTCTAAGTGCTTATCTTTCTCAATTTGCTCCGTTGTCTTTAAACCGGTTATCTGCGATCCTCGTTCTGAAAATTGATCTAACGAAATTCGCTCTCTGGGTTCGTGATTGGCAATTCTTATTACTATAGAAGAAACAAGAACCAGAAGGGATAGTGACGTAAAGATGGCATATCTCTTTTTTGAATAAGGAGTTTTTATGCTCGCCTTTACAACCCAAAGAATTGAGAAGACGACCAACGACGCGATACTAATGATCAATAAAAGAAATGCAACGGTATTCATTTAGATAATCACCTCTGCTTTCGATCACTTCTCATAATTTCCCACATATCACGCAGCTTCCGCAAATCCTCTTCATCAGACTTAGGTAGCTCTTTATACCAGCGCTGAAGTTCCGGATCATTTGCAAAAGCTTGAAATTCTTCCTCCTCTATTTCGGCAGCAGTTTTTTCTTTTCCTTCTAAGATATAGTCGGCCGAACAATCAAAGACTTGTGATAAAGCTTTTACGTCATCTGAACCCGGTTCTGTATATTCTCTTTCCCAGTTAGATATCACTTGTGACGAAACGTTCACTTTATCCGCTAATTGTTTTTGTGTTAAATGAGAGCTCTTTCTTAACTGTTTAATGCGTTTGCCTATACTCACAAGTGAACCTCCTTTTTATAGAATATAACAATTAGTAACGGATTATGATACATAACTAACGGTATTTGAGAATTATTTAATATAAACTGTTGACATTAACGAAAAACGTTAGTATAGTATTGATTAACGGATAGCGTTAGTTAGCGAGGTGAATAATTTGGTCCACAACAATTTAAAAAAGATAAGACTTGCAAAAGGGGTAACACAAACCCATTTAGCAAAACGCTTGAAAGTTACAACTATGACCTATAGTCGGTTAGAAAACGGGGAAACTAAGATTGACGTTGAACGACTTATGGTTCTTGCGAAAGCACTCGATATAGAAATAGAAGTTTTTTTTAATAACGAACTAACGGAATGCGTTATATCGAATCTTGGTAGCGAGAAAGAAGTCGTTTAATTTTAGAATCCTCACACCCAGCAACAAGCATCCGAACGAGCGGAGCAGGCCACAACTTATCAGTTAGGATAGTAAGCCGCGCCAATAGGTAACGCCAAGATGTCGGGCACTTGTTGATGGGTGTGAGAGGCAAAACGAAGGAGGGGGCAAAATGTCAGAAGTCACTTTAGTAAACGCAGCGGACCTGCAAGAAATCATTGGAAGTGAAGTAAGAAAGGCGGTCGGCGAAGCATTGCGAGAACGCCAACTACCAATCTTACTTTCATTACAAGATGCAGCGGACCTGCTGGGAGTCAGTCATACAACTGTTTACCGGGCATCGAAGATTCAAGGTTTTCCAGTCACTCATGATTTTGGACATGCAAAGATTGTCACGGATCAATTGCTTGAATGGATTAAGAGCCGTAGCAATTACGATTTGGTTTACAACTTTGGAAGTCGGGAGGCAGTGCGATGAATCAACTCAAGGTTATTTCGATGGATGGTCAACTTGTCACGGATAGCAGGGAAGTCGCGGAAATGGTAGGACGTGAACATAACGCATTATTAAAAAGTATCCGGTCATACCATCAATATCTTACTCAGGGCGGTTTCGCCCGCAGTGAATTCTTCATTGAAAGCACTTATGAAGACTCAACCGGCAGAACATTACCTAGCTTCCTGATTACTCGAAAAGGGTGCGACATGGTAGCAAACAAAATGACCGGTAAAAAGGAGTTTTGTTTACAGCTACTTATGTAACAAAGTTCGAGGAAATGGAGAAGACGCTTCAAGGGCAAGACGCGCCGAAAGTGTTGTCTCCAAAAGAGCAGTTGATGGCGTCAATGCAATTGACATTGGAAACGGCTCAAGAGGTCGAGGAAATCAAAGGCAAGGTCGAGCAGCTAGAAGACAAGATCGATAACCAAATGACTCTAGATTATGGGATGCAACGCAGGTTGCAAAAGGCGGTAGGGGCTAGGGTTTACTCTCTTACTAAGGATGAAAGCGAAAAACGGCGATTGTTTAGTGAGTTGTACCGTGAAATTAAGGACAGATTCGGAGTTGCTTCATATAAAGACGTTCTTCGGAAGGACTTACAAGCTGCGATTTGATACGTGGAGGCGTGGATACCGCGGCGAGCGGCGTAAGTGGGCCGGGGGAGGGACCCCGGCTAGGTGAAAGGTTTTTGTAAGTGGTTGTTGTTGCGGAGTTTTGGAGGTCTACATCTATAGAGTACAACAGCCCTCGTTAAATGAGTATGTCAATCTGACATATTGCGAAGGGGGTGAAATGAGAATGGCGTATGGTGCAATTTTAAGGGCTTGCCGTATGCGCAAGGGGTTGACTCAGGAAGAGTTGGCGGACATTTTGCATATGGAACAAGCGGATGTATCACGTATCGAAAACGACAGAAGAGAGCCCCTGATGACGTTATTTCAACGTTGGGCATTGGCAACTGACTCGTCAGACGTTCTCGTTGCATTTATTGCTGGCATAGAGGGTATGACGATCTTGGCTAATATTCTATCGACGATGGGCAACGGAGTAATCGGTCTTATTAGATTAGGAGGGTTGTTATGAGACTGGAAGAAAAACAGTTACGCAAAGAATTGGCAGCATTTGTAGAAAAGATGAGGCAGGCCGGTATTGATGTAACGACAATAAAAAAACCGACTGACGCGGGAACGTCAATTGGCTGAAGTGAAATGATAAATGTTAATTTGCACATTTTTATTATAACACAATGACGGAGCTTTGGCTCCTGTCAAGAAGTCCATGAACGGAGTCTTCCTCCAATCATCTACCCCACGGCAAACTCATGGGCTTCTTGATGGGATTCAACCATCGGAAAGGGTGATAGCGTGCTGACGCTAAAAGAGAAGATTGACATCATTATCATCGTTCTACCTTACGTCGTCATGGTTTATCTGCTCGTAGAACGGATGGGAAGGAGGAAGCCGGAATGAGTGCAGTTGAGTACGAATGGATATTCCGCCCAGATCGAGAAGCAGATCCTTACATCATTAAAACGCAAAACGATGATGTGTTAGAGGCAGTTACAAAATTCATCGAGACTTGGGGCCAACAAGAAATCCATTCGGTGCAAAAAGTCGCGAAACACATTTATTACAAGGAGGTCGTTTGAATGGAAGAGGTTATTAAAAAGCTTTCTGATTGGCATGATGCGGAAGTAATCGAGCTGAACGATTTAGCGCACGGAATCGCGCAATCAGAATCATTAGAGGCAATGGTCGAGTCCCGGCAAGCTTATCAAATCCAACACATGAAAGTGGATACGATTTGGGAAGCAATAGAAATGGTGCAGAAAACAAAATAAACCCGCTGTTGGTAGCAGCGGATTCGGGGTTCTGTTTCATTCACTTACGAACATTTTAGCGCAGAACCCCTTAAAAAACAAGGAGGGTGCAGGTTGGAAAAACATTATTTCACATTTGGACAATCTCGCAGTTTGGCAAATCGTCACCAAGTAATCGTTGCAAGTTCACCAGATGCAGCTAGAGAAGTGATGGTAAGACATTTTGGCTGGGACTGGGCTTTTCAATACACCGAAAAAGAATGGAATGGTTTCAAAGAAGAAGGTTTTTTCAAAAACAATCAACCATTGGAAACTATCTATTGTCAGGAGGAAGCATGATGAAAGATATTAAACTAATCAATCTAAAACTGCGTAACTTCAAGGGTGTCAAGGAATTCGAATTGAATGCTAACGGCCACGATGTCCAGGTATTCGGTGATAACGCAACAGGCAAGACTACACTGTATGATGCGTTTTTGTGGCTTCTCTTTAACAAGGACAGTCAGAACAAAACAAAGTTCTCTCTCAAAACACTTACGCCAGATGGTCAAGAAATGAACAACCTAGAGCATGAAGTCGAAGCTTCATTCTTAGTAGATGGCCAACCTCTAAGTCTCAAAAAGGTTCACTATGAGGACTGGACGCAAAAGAGAAACGCACTTGAAAAAACGTTCAAGGGTCATAAAAATGACTACTTTATCGATGATGTGCCGACACCTGAATCTCAATACAAAAAAGCAATCGAGACACTGATCGATGAAGAGGTTTTTAAGCTTTTAACATCACCTACTTATTTTAACGAACAGTTCAAATGGGAAAAACGCCGTGAAATCCTTTTGAAAATCACCGGCGACCTGACGGATGAAGAAGTCATCAACGCTAATGAAACTCTCCAAGAGTTAACTGGCATATTAAACGGCAAGAAAATCGAAGATCGGAAGAAAATCATTGCTGCCAAGAAGAAGAAAATCAACGAAGAAATCAAAAACATCCCCACACGCATCAGCGAAATTAAAAATATGCTCCCAGAAGAAAAAAATGATGTTGCTTCTATAGAGGGGAAAATAACGGTACTTGAAAAAGAAATTGACGAACATGTTACACAGATTAACAGTATCCAGAACGGCACAGCGATTGTCGGAAAGCAACAAGAACTTCAACAGGTCGTGCTGGATCTTGAATCCATTAAACGAGAACTGGAATCAGAGTCGGTTGAAAAGGCGAATAAAGTCATGACGAAGATTCATGAAGAGCAGTCGAATATTTCGATTATCACACGAAAGAAAGAGGATGCGGAGCATCAAATAAAACGAAACAAAGAAGAATATGAGACTACTGAAAAAAGACTTGTCCCACTCCGCGAAGAATACAACGTGCTTGTGGCAACTGAATTTACTCATGAAGTTGAATGTGTCTGCCCGACTTGTGAACAAGAATTACCTTCGGATCAAGTAGAAGCCGCGAAAGAAAAAGCGCTTGTTGCTTTTAATTTAAAAAAAGCTCAAAGGTTGGAAGAAATACAGGCGTCGGGAAAAGCAGGTGATAAAAAGAAAACGGAACTACTTGAGCAGAATGAAAAGTTATCAGCGACAGTTAAGGCTACACAGGCCTCGATTGAACAAAAGGATAACGTCATATTCAGACTCGAGGAAGAATTGGAATCACTCAGAGCGGCAGTGAAAGACGCCAGACAAGACGCTAAATATCAATCCAAATTACAGGAACAGGAAAAGTTGAAAGAGGTCATAAAATCGTTACAAGAAGACGCTGAAACTGCTGTTGCGGGCATTGAAAGTGCAATCGCCACTCTGCGTGCCAAGCGCAACGAACTCAATCAGCAGGTTGCACAGCATAATCATTTTGTTGCTTCCCTTAAACGGATTGCAGAACTGGAAGCGCAACAAGAACAGCTTGCGAAAGACTTTGAAGAAGTTGAAAAAGAACTTTTCCTCATCGAGGAGTTTACACGAATCAAAGTAGAAATGTTGGACGAGAAAATCAATAGCAAATTTAAAGTCGCGCGCTTTAAACTGACGCATAAGCAGGTAGATGGGACATTGGTTGACGTGTGCGAGACCACGTATAACGGTGTTCCGTACGGCTCCGGACTAAACAATGCCGCGAAAATCAATGTCGGCTTAGACATCATTCAAACGCTCTCGGAGCATTACGGATTCAGAGTGCCGATCTTTGTGGACAACGCTGAAGCTGTTACTCAATTGATAGAAATGGATACCCAAGTCATTAGTCTAATCGTTCCGCAAAGCTTCGGGAAATTCCCTAAAGAAATAGTAGAAGCACTTGTGTCCATCCACGGAAGTTACGAGCAAGCGGAAGCAGAGTGGAAAAATAAGTATGGTCAATTGCGGGTTGAATCGCAGTCAGGCAAAGAAAGTGAGGTTGCCTAAATGACAAAAACAATAATGATATTAGAAGTCTCGAATGCGTCCGATGAACAAATTCAAACAGGTTTAGGTAAAGCCTTCGCGGACTTTTGTAAGGAATACAACGGGGCAGGAATCACAGCGAGCGTTTTAACGGACCGTGCCGGAGAACAAGTAGTCAAATATATCAATGAGGAGGCTATCTAAATGCCTGTTAAAGTGATTCCGATTTATAACAGATCGTATCCGGCAAACGAAAAGTCAGACTGCATAGTGTTACGTATTTTTGACAAGGATTCATCTCATGTGGATATGGCATTCCCTTTCCATGAGGATACTCCGAATTTTAAACTTACGATTTCTGAAGCTATGGACCTTAGAAACGCAATCGATCAATTACTCGATATCAAATTAATCGAGCGACCGAGGAGGATTTTGAATGACTAACCAAAACCAAGTGACCGAACAAAAACAGACTTATTCAACAGGATTGACCAAGATCAGCAACACATTCTTTCCGATGATTGAAGAGCAACTGACAGGCAATGGTCTGCAAATGGACAGTTACGCCAAACAGTGTGTCATGAACGCCATCTCAAGTATCAACGCTGTACTTGATTCGAAAAATATCGGTTGGAACGATGAAAAATTAGATAAAAGCAACGTGACAGCCAACTTACTGACAATCGCTTCACTGAAGTTGAATGCTGCGGCTAATCCAAGAGAAGTGTTTTTCTCTATTAGAAACCTGAAAAAGAAAATCGACAATAAAGATGTTTGGATTAAACAAGTTGAAATGGGGATTGAAGGGGATGGCAACGATGCCATTCTCTCCAACTTCGGGCGTGGTGTGAAAGAGGTGCATCAGTACTGGTTAGTGCGATCGGAAGATAAATTCACCTATCCGAGATTCAAAGGTTTAGAAATGGCTCCACCGGAATGGGAGCCGACTGGACGAGGAGAAGTTGTTAGGGTTGTTTATCCGATCACCAAATCCAGCGGTCAAGTCGATTATCACATTGCTGAGCGAGAAGATGTTGCCAAAAACTTGATTGCTCACATTAATAACAACTTGATGAACGAGACGTTCGGAATTGCGAAAGACCGATACAATGCCTCAGCTGACCAAAAGAAGCAGATCGATGCTAAGAAGCGTGAAATCCTTAAAAAAGTACAGGAACTAGGCTTGAAAGCTTTGGATGATGAAGATCTGCAACAGTACATCAGCCCAGCATGGAAAGATCCGCAGAGCCGAGAATCCATGATTATCCGTAAAATGCGAAACAATATCGTCAAAAAGATTCCGAAAGACTTTGGAAATGCCTTTGTAGAAATGACTTATGAGCAAGCTGAAGACGAATCCTTTGCACGACATATGGGCGAAATTCGTGAGAACGCTAATCAAGAACTGCTTGATATTGAACAGGATGATAAGCCTATTTCTACTCCTGAATACATCGATGCTGAATTCAGCGAGAGCAACGAACCTACTAGTGTCGATGAGGAAACAGGAGAAATTATGCAAGAGCCAGTCACTGAACCCGTAGGAGCGTCTTCGGCTCACCAAGGCGGACAAGCTAACTTATTCAGTGAAGGACCAGGCTTCTAATGATTGAGATCAAAACACTTGCAACAGGGAGTACGGGGAATTGCTACTGGATATCAGACGGCAGCACCCCCCTCCTGTTGGAGTGCGGCATATCATTCAAGAACATTCAGAGGGCGCTTAATTTCCGCACGAGCGATATAGCTGGAGTATTAGTCACCCACGAGCATAAGGACCATTGCAAAGCTGTCAGAGAGGTTGCGGACAGGGGACTGGACATTTACATGTCTCCCGGCACGAAATCGGCTGTCGGTATTGATCATCACCGTATACGAGCAGTTGAAAACAAGAAGCAGTTCAAGTTAGGGACGTGGACTATTCTACCGTTCGATACGGAACACGATACAGCGGAGCCATTCGGCTTCTTGTTGGCAAGCACGAACGGTAGTAAGTTGCTTTTCCTAACGGACACCTATTACTGCAGATATAAATTCAACGACCTTACTCACTTAATGATTGAGTGTAACTACAGCTATAAGATTCTTACTGAAAACGTAAACAACGGACGTATTCATGCAGGTTTGAAAAAGCGGGTTATGCAATCGCATTTCAGCTTGGAGAACGTTATTGAGTTTTTGAAAGCTAATGATCTATCAAAGGTGCAGGAGATCCATCTGCTGCACCTAAGCGACAGTAACAGCGACGAAAAAGAGTTTAAACAAGCGGTGCAGGCAGCAACGGGAAAGTTGGTGTACGTGCCTTAGAGAGGGGGATTAAGTTGCAAAAAGGTTGGGTGAAGCTTCATAGGAAAATTCAAGACCATTGGATATACCAGGAAAAAAGGCAGTTCTCTAGGTACGAAGCTTGGCTTGATTTGATTATGATGGCTAATCACAAGGACAACAAAACTCTCGTTGACGGTGAGTTGATCACCATCGAAAAAGGCAGCTTCATAACATCAAAAAGAGAACTCGGAAGACGTTGGGAATGGTCGAATTCAAAAGTTGATAAATTTCTTGAGCTACTAAAGTCTGACGAGATGATTGTCTATAAAAGCGACACCAAAAAGACGGTCATAACCATTGGTAAGTATGAGGTTTATCATGATTCGGAAAAAGAAAAACGACACGAAAACGAAACAGAAACGAATCAGAAACATATCGAAAACGAATCAGAAACGAACAAACAAGAATGTAAAGAATTTAAAGCACTTGAAGAACTTAAAGAACTTAGTACTACTACTTCTACTACGCTTGCACTCGATCAAGGATACGGAGAAGTGGTTCAGACCTTCGAAGCGAACTTATGCATGCTCTCACCAATGCAAAGAGAGTCCTTGGGAATGTGGTTCGATGATTTCAACCAACAACCTGAAATTATTTACTTGGCAATCAAGATCGCTGCCGATCGCAACAAAAAGAACTTCGGCTTTGTTGAATATCTGCTGAAAGAGTGGTCCAATCACAAATTGACTACTGTGGAGCAGATAGAATCATACGAGCGCAATGGATTGGATAGACAACGTAAGCAGGCAAGACCTTATGCCAGGACTGGAGCGAAGGTGGAACGGATACCAGAATGGTTCAACCAACAGCAAAACCAGCAGCAAGAGGCTGAACCGAAAGCGAATCCGGACATCGAAGCCAAACGGAAAGAGTTGGAGCAGAAACTTGAATCTATGAGGAGGCAAAACGCATGAAAGCTGTGTATGTATCACCGTCAAGAGAGACGGAGAAGAGGATCCTGATTGACCAGCTCAATCAGCTTGGAATCTATGAAAATTTGAAAGGTGAGCCGTTGGAGCAAGGGAGTTATCACACGTTGCGTACGATGCTAGCAACAAAAAAGGCAGTGGCACAATGACTTGGGAAGAGTTACAAACTTTGAAGGCGGCTCAAGAAATACTCGAGCGTTTGGCTAAGTTCACGGAACAAGAAATTTATCAGGCTGCAGCTGATTACGTAGAAATTTGTGTTGATAGATGGGAGGCGAAACCATGATCAACCGTGTCGTTTTAGTCGGCCGGTTGACTAAGGATCCGGAGCTTAAGTATACACAGAGTGGTGTGGCTGTCTGTCGCTTCACTCTAGCAGTCAACAGAACGTTCACTACCCAATCAGGAGAACGTGAAGCAGACTTCATCAACTGCGTTACATGGCGCAAACAGGCGGAGAACACGGCGAACTTTTTACGCAAAGGAAGTCTTGCCGGAATCGAAGGCCGCATCCAAACGAGCAGCTTCGACGGTCAGGATGGCAAGCGAGTATTCATGACAGAGGTTGTGGCTGATAGCGTGCAATTCTTAGAGCCTAGAGGCTCAAATCAAGGTAGTCAGTCATCGAGTGATACAAACACACCGGCTTATAGTCAATCGCCACAGAATCAACTAGGAGCGTCGCAGGAAGATCCGTTTAACAGTCAACCTGTTGAGGTGACTGATGATGACTTGCCGTTCTGATTTAGCTCAAATTACATGCAAGAGATGCAAAACTAAAGGGATTTATTGCAAGGGTAGTTTTTGTGCAAGACATAGACTTTGTCTTAAATGTGCGAATCGAAATTATGAGTGGAGGTTGAGGTATGGATCTTGAACGACTATTTCAAATCCAACGGCTACTGGATGATCGGATTTTAGAAAATAAAGGGCTGATAGAGCAGGACCTGCTGCCGATGAAGATTCTTGCCTTACAAGTGGAGCTTGGTGAACTGGCGAATGAATGGCGAGGGTTTAAGTTTTGGAGTGAGGATAGGGAGCCGAGAACGGCAAAAAGGATTCCAGACGTGGCTCATTTCGATAAAACTGGTGAAGCAAGGTACATCAAGTCAAACCCTCTCCTCGAGGAATACGTGGACTGCTTGCATTTCATCTTGTCGATTGGGATTGAATTAGGTTGCGAGGATGTTAAACCAGCAATCAGAAAAACAGCAGTTAATTTCAAGGGCGACGAATTGACAGTTCATTTTAACGAAGTCAAGTACCGCGCTTCTGGCATGGCGTTCGTCGCCAACAAAAAAACAGAATATCAAGTACTGGTAGGTTGTTTCTTGGGCCTTGGCGAAATGTTCCGCTTCTCGTGGAAGCAGGTAGAGGATGCCTACTACGCCAAGAACGAAATCAACCACGAACGGCAAGCAACAGGCTATTGAGGACAAGCCATGCTCAGGACACTATATCGGACGATAGACGGGGAGCGGCGGGTCATTCACGGACATTTGAGCAAATACGAAGTTGCGGCATTGCGGAAAGAAGGCTGGCGTGAGGATCGGCCGCAGACGAATAGACACGGAATACCGATAGGGAGGGCGGTCTGAATGGATGCATGCAAGCGATGCGGGCGACCGTTGAAAGACGAGAAATCCATCGCTTTAGGATTTGGTCGCACATGCATGAAGAAATTTGAAGCGGAAGAAGCGGAATTCAAGCACATTCAGATCACTATAGACGATGCGCTAAGAGTCCACAATCTGAAAATCATGCCGGAGTATTTCAAGGCAGTAGCTAGCAAGGCGAAGCGTTTTGAAATTCGTAAGAACGATCGGGATTATAAGATCGGAGACGGATTATTGCTCAGGGAATATAAGGACGACGAATACACCGGAAATGAAATCAGTGCAGTAATTACTTACATGACGGACTATGCACAAAAGAAAGGCTATGTAGTCATGGGGATTGAGGTGGCAGCATGAGAAAAACCTACAGCAGATCACACGCAAATCGCGGGGCGCAGCTTGAGCGCCTCGTGGATATGACGAATAAGCAGTATCGCAATAAGGGTGTTGCTGACATTCGCAAGGTTCCAACGCCTGTGCAGATACAAAGCAACGTGCGCGGCAAGGTGACGGGATACACGCAGAAGCCGGAGTGGGTGGATTATTCGGGCGTACATGACGGCAGGGCCATTGTATTTGACGCAAAAGAAACTTCTAACAAGACGAGCTTCCCGCTCAACAATATTTCCGAGCATCAATACGAACTGCTGAAATCATGGCACCAAAAAGGCGCCCACGCTTTCCTGCTTGTCTCTTTTAATAAGTTGGATGAAATATACCTTCTAGCATTCAAATCGCTAGAAACGTATTGGGAAGAAGCCAAGAAGGGCGGTCGGAAGTCGATTCCGCATTCAACTTTCATGATGGAGTGCGATCGGGTGAAGAGTGATAAGGGGTATGTGCTGCATTACCTGAAGCATGTGGGGTGAAAATGTATAGTCGGATCGGGTGTGAAAGAGCTCAATTCCTTTTGTTTAACTTTACTAATACGGCAAGCTTCAACCAATCTTTTAGGATTGGTTGTCGCTGAAGGCAGTGTTACTAATTGCAGAACAGTTGCCTTACAACAAATTTAAGGACTTCTCTTACCCATTCGGGCATATTCAATTCACCTCCTACGTTGGAGACAAGTTTAGTCTTAACAAAACAGTTGTTTTCATACTGACTTAGATTTTTATATAAGGAGCGTGGATATTAATGAAAGTCAAAGTAAACGAACAACCACAACGCTTTTATTTGGCAATGGATAATTGGTTCGCGGCAGTAGGTCACGGCATACAAATAGGCGATATTCAACTATGCGCCATCCCAATGGATGGAATCATCAATATATCAGAAGTGACATCCGGCGCAAGAATGATGCGATATCAGCTTAACTTCATCGAATGGTTGATAACGGAAGATAAAGAGGGATTCCTTAACTATCTACAACGAGTCGGCGAGGATTTAGTGAAGAGGCTCAGCAAGCATAAAGATTTAGATCAGCAAATCGAAAAGTTGCGGGATGTCGCAATCGAAAGGTTAGGTCCGATGCCGGCTATTGAAGATGTTGACGTTGAAGAGTTGTTGGAGCGTGCGCAGCAGTAGACTCATAAGGCGTAGTTAGGAGGTGGGAGGATATTGGAGTTCAATAGAATCTATCAAGGTCATTGTCTTGATGTTCTAAAGACATTTCCGAATGAAAGTATAAACACAGTTGTTACAAGTCCTCCTTATTGGGGTCTTCGGGATTACGGAGTTGATGGACAAATCGGGCTGGAGCGTTCGGTCGATGAATATGTGATGGCTCTTGTAGAAGTGTTCCGTGAGGTTAAGAGGGTGCTGCGAGATGACGGGACGCTCTGGCTCAATATTGGTGATGCATATGCCGGGAGTGGGAAAGGTGCATGGACTGTAAAGGATAAGCAAAAGCACGTATACGTTCCAAGTCCAACAGGCAGCGAAACCAAAATAAATAACATCCCGAATGGATTGAAATCCAAAGATTTAATCGGCCTACCGTGGAGAGTGGCCTTTGCATTACAGGCCGACGGATGGTATTTACGTTCGGATATCATTTGGAGCAAGCCTAACCCGATGCCGGAGAGCGTAACAGATCGGCCAACTAAGGCGCATGAATATATTTTCTTGTTATCAAAATCACCGTCATATTATTACGATCACGAGGCAATCAAAGAGGAAGCGATCTACCGTCCGGTGGATGATCCTCCGAGGGGATCTCGAGGAGCATTCGGTCCTCCTCAGCAAAATCGGCGGGAAGATAAAAAGCGAGGATCTTTCGAAGGTAAGTATGGAAAGGATGCTTTTCGAGCTATACGGCCAAAACGAAACAAACGATCAGTATGGAGTGTATCAACTAAGCCGCTAAGGGAAGCGCACTTTGCTACTTTCCCGCAAGACTTGATCGAGCCGTGCATATTAGCTGGCGCTCCTATGGGTGGAGTTGTACTTGATCCGTTCTTTGGATCCGGAACGACCGGATTAGTTACTCTAAGGTATGGCCGTAATTTCGTTGGGATCGAACTAAATCCGGAGTATATAATAATTGCGGAAAATCGATTGAGTGCTGTGCAGCTGGAATTAATAACTTGATGTAATAAACGAAAAATTGAAATGAAGCTCTTGAGGAAAATAAAAAAGACTTCTATTCTCAAGGCATCTAGAGAAGGAAGACTTCACCACTACAATCCGATCTAATAAGTTTGTTTATACTAAGAAAAAATAATTTCAGGAAAAGAAAGGAGGTTACTGTTTTGCTGTACGTGTCTTTAAGGTGACAAGACACAAATGGAAACAAAAAGTGTTCCATAAAACATCCCCTACCTTTCAAGAAAATAATAATCTATTTCTAATGTGAAAGCAATAGTAACAATAAATAATTCCACATTACGATCATAAAGCGCAGTAAGGAGGACACCATGAGCAAACCAATTCAAGAAATCTACGCAATCGGCGATAAGCTACCACCGGAAGTTCTCATGGACATCGACAATCGCATTGCAGATTGGTTGATGTCCGGCGGTAATGATGACGATCCTTATGTTTGGCAGCAGTTGAGGTATGCAAGAAATGTTTCGGAATTGATGGAGAGGAGGAAACAGAATGCATAAACATCAAGATGCGATAGATGAATATTTAGCAAAGCGAAAAGACCGCATTCAAACTTCACGAGAAAATAAAATGCTGAGGGAAGAAAACGCTCGTCTACGGGAAGCGTTGGAGATAATTAGGAAAGACACGTATTGGGAAGATGAAGATATCGTCAGTGTGCGTCATGTAATTCGAAAGAGGGCGGAGAAAGCCCTAGCAGGAGAAACAAATGGTCAGCATCAAGTATGAACCCATTCACGTGTTGTTCGACAGTTTCACAGTCAAGTGGACGTGGAAAGAGAGCGAGCTCGCGAAATTCCGGAAGATGTGGAACGATGGCGATCATATTCAGGACATTGCAAAGGCGTTTAATACCAACAAGCGGAGTATTGCGCTCGTTGTGATGGAGCAGGCGGAGTTGGGTGAGATTAAGCCCCGAGCGGGTGGGTTATTTGGGAATTAAAAAAGACAGGACTTTTCCTGTCACTTGAAAAATTCGTGAAACCCTAAATTCATTGGTATTGCCCAGATATATAGTCCAAGCAAGCAAACGGGGCCTAGCAAGAAATTGAAGAGTCGTTTAGGCAGCCAACTGAAAAGTAATTTAAAAATGAGGGCAACTCCAAACATGGTTGCAATTAAAACAAGTAATGGCCCTATGATAGGCAACCAATCAAATTCAACACCATCAAACATGATTCTATCTCCAATCGATGAACTAATAAAAAAGACCAGGAGTGTCCCTCCTGATCGAGCCAATTACATTATAGCATGGAGGGACCTTCTATGAAACTACCAGAACTACAAATAGACTGTGAAGGAATGCTGAATATTGATATAATGGAACTACCTATTAACTGTGTTGTGGTAATTTCGGAGGGCAAGGCAAAGGTGAGAGAATTACCAGATTACGGGGAGTATAAAATTGTTACGCATCAGGGGAAGGTTAAGCGGATGCGGAGGGAAGAGGGGGAAGATTTTTGAATAAAATAGTAAATTCCACATCGATTAGTGAGATAAGAGCTCAACTTAGTGAAATGAAAAAATTATTAAGAGATAAAAAACTGCTTCAATCACTCGGTTTTACACCGGTTCAAAAAGCGAAATTAGCTAGTGATGTTAGAAAGTTTGAAAGAACATTTGAGTCTCTTTCTACTTTACCGGACAAGTTTAATGAAGCATTCAAAGAAAAAGGTTGGATTGCTTATGAGTCTTTAAGTGTTGAAATAATGGAGGAAACCATTAAATTAGCTGCGGATAAGGGAACAGAAAATGCAGAGGGATTTTTAGTTAATTTTTATACCGATAGAGAAAAAATAAGTTATTTATGCAATAAAACAAAGAGGAATTTAGGTGTGAGGGCTACATTATTCGAAGTAGCGCTAAACGATCATTTTGACAAGAGGTATTATTCGAGTACCCCGCTCTTTTTTATGATTATTGATGGATTTGTTAACGAAGAAGAAGCAACAGGTTTTTTTGCGGAACGTACAGATTTAATTGCATGGGATTCTGTTGTTGGTCATGAGACAGGATTAAACGAAATATCAAAATTGATGTCCAAAACAAGAAGAAAAACCAATGTCGAAGAAATTAAAGTGCCTTATCGAAATGGTATTTTACATGGAAGGGATTTGAATTATGCAAACCCTTTTATTTCGAGTAAATTACTAGCCGTCATTTTTTCTCTAATGGATTGGAAGCAAGCTAAAAATAAAATGAAATCGGGCGAGACAAAAGAGGTATATACACCCCCAACTCTAGAGGAAACATTTTCTTCATTGTCAAAGACTTTTGTGGCCAAAGAAAGATTGGACCAGCAGAAAGTTTTGATCGATGCTTGGAAGAAAAGAGAGATTGAAGTAGGTGTTACGGTTCCGATAAATGGGAAGGTTGATGAATTTGAGGAAGGAACGCCTGAAAGATGCTTAATTGAGGTATTCAAATTTATAAATGACAGCAATTATGGTCATTTAGTAGATAGGATATTTTATGATTCAAGACAAATAACGAAGGGGAAAAAGGCTGGTGAATTAAAGGGGTTGCTGAAATGCATTCAGATTTCCAGTTTTGAAATTTTGGAAATAGTAGATGAATCTCCTGCAATAACAGTAATCGGGGTGCAAATCGACTTGAAAGTCAATGATAAAATTAGTGTAAGAGAGGAGAAGTTTAGACTTATTTACTCAGACAATGAACAAAATCCTTATGCAAGGGGTACCGAAGAGGGTTCATGGCGAGTTATTGATAACTTTACACCTAATTGGGAATTACTCCAACTTGGAATAAGATAGTCCCCTGGCCAACCAAAGGACAGCATTTGAATATATCATTTCTTTATGTCATTTGTTGTCCTCACAAATATAGGGAATATTAAATTGTGACGTATTAGTGGAAAGGTGATTTTACGGAAGGAGGTGGAAGAATTTTTGAGTATAAGTGATGTAATTCAATTTGTTTTGGCAGTAATAGCTGCTGTAGGGGCTATATTTGCATTTTTGAATATTAGGACAAGCAATAGACAAATAGAACTCCAACAAAGCCAATGGGAGCACAAACATCAACCAGTTTTCAAGATAATTTATACTACTCAAAGAGAAAAATCGAAAGTTTTAGTAATTGAGAACACAAATAAGGTTTTTCATCGAATTGAGGATGTCAGTTTCACATCTTCGGATGTTAATGTCGAGTCGCAATTCAATGGCATGATTACAAACAAAAAGACAAGGAATAACGAAGTAATCGAAAAACACGAATATAGTGGATTAATTGTAACCTTAACTCCAATAAAAGATGATTTTCAGAGTGGCTTTTTACAAATTCGTGGTTTTGATGCACTAGGTAATCAATTCATCTCTAATACCGTAGACTTGAAATTTAAAAACAAAGAACTGGTAAACCATATTGATATCCCTATGACTTACTTAAAGAATATTTAGTCACCCTGGCTAACCAGAGTACAAAGATTGATTACAGCATAACCCTGTGCCATTGATTGTTCATAATCGAGCAAGGTGTATTTATTATTTGTGACGCATCAGGGAAGGGTTTAGAGGATACGGAAGGAAGAGGAGGTAGTGTTTTATTGGAAGATTTTATAAATGAAATCTCAGTAAGTGATATTTCAACTTTAGTCGGAGCGTTTATCGGGACTTTAATAGCTGGAACAATAACGTTGTTGGCAACATACAAACAGATTAGTCATTTTAAAAAAAGTCAATTGGAAACTGAAAGAGCTAATAAGAGGAGAACTATATTAGTTATCAAAAGCTTCTTGGATAGACCGATTAGGATTGTAAGGGGTATTAAAGATAACGATTATATAATAAATCAATTCCTTGGTGAGTGGTCAGATATAAAAATGGTTGAACAAGATTTAAGCAGTGTAAGAAGTTTTATTAGTGCAAATGTATATTACATTGATCCGGATACATTGAATGAAATATATGAATTAATAAAAACAATTGATATTGCAACGGAATATGCATTCCTGCTCAGTACTAGTAATCACCCAAAAGAGGTGAATGAATTTTATTCAGAAAATAATATGAGCTTAATAGAAGATAAATTAAATGAACACATCCGTAAATTGAATTTTTAAAGTTCTACCAGCTAACTGGAGGACACCTTAGCAGCTTATTCGCTGTTTTGGTGTCCTTTTTTATTTCATTGGGGGCGTGAGGTAAATGCAAACGTTGCAAGATCAGTTAATAGAAAAAGGTCCTTCACAGGTCGCAAGACGAGAGATAGACCGAAAGATTACTAGGACAAGGGGCAAGCGGGAAGAACAGTTCACGGCGAGAGATTGGGAGGAAATCATGGGTGTTAATCGGGACACTTACAGACGAGGGCCTGGAGGGGCATTTAGGAGAAGATAATTGGGAGGCGAGCATATGAGGGAGAAACAAATCGAGCGGTTGCTTAAGGATTATCACTGGATGATAAACAGCGTAAGGATCATGAGGGAGAATCTACGTGATGCGGGGGATGGATTGACGGCTCAGTACGGCATTGAGGCGGCCATGCCGAAGGGGAAAGGAGAAACAAGCGATCCGGTTTATCGTGAGGTGGTCAGACGCAGTAAGCATCACGAGAGAATTATTGGCTATGAAAGTAAAATTCACATGATTCAAGAGCGGGTTCATGTAATTACGGATGTTCGTGAGTCGGAAGTTCTCCACTGGATTTTAGAGGGCAAGGGGTACTCTTGGATAGCGCGCCATATGGGATTGTCGGAACGTCACATTCGCAGGATAAAAGATTCCATCGTACATCAAATGTCTGAAATGCCGAGAATGCCGAATTCGACGAGAACGACGAAGATTTCTTGTTAGTGGAAAAATATAGTACCATGGAAGGCAGGTCGGGGAGGCGGGTAGGTGCGAGAGTCGCATCTGTCCGTTTTTCTATTTGTACGGGTATTATGACCTTCGGTCTAAATGTATTTTGTAGGAGGATTTTCACCTTTCTTGACGAATAATGTCTAGAGGGAGGTGATGATATGATTTCAATAAAAAACTTGAAATTAATAGAAGATTTAAAAGAAGAACACGAAAGTCTGAAAAATGAATTGGAAAGTTTAAAAGAAGTTAAAAGCGAAAAACTTCATGAAGTAGCTGTAAATATGCTACGTAGAATACAAAGATATCTAGAAAACCATTCATTAACTGTGACTGAAAAAAACACAGAGTTCGAAGATGGTTTTGTAGCAAACTACAAAAAAGGTTACCTTAGAGGAGAAGTTTCCCTTTATGATCACTCAATAAAAATTTTTTATGAAGGAAAAACGATAGAAATTTTATGTGTTGCACCAAAACCTTCGGTCACTATTTATTTACAAAGTTTAGATGTTGAAGAAGATATATTATCAGCACAAATAAATCATCTAGACTCTGAAATTCGGAAACTCAAGGACGAAATAAAAAGTTACAATCGGGAAAATTTCGCTTTTACTTCGAAAATGGATAATGGAACGAAAACATTACAAAACGAAGATGATGTTCTCGCTCATTTATTTAAATAATCTTGAAGACACCTTACAACGAGGTGTCTTTTTTTACTGGAGGTGGTGTTGATGAGATATGGCTAATTGGAATGAGATTCAAAGAGAATGGGAAACAACGAATATAACGCTTGCTGCATTAGCTGATAAGCATGATGTGAAACTCGGAACGTTGAAGAGCAGAAAGAGCCGTGATGGATGGTCGAGGGGTGCTCCTAAAAAGGATGCAACCAAAACGCAAAAGGTTGCAACCCCTACGAAAAGGATGCAACCGAAAAAAGAGGAATTTGAGCCTGTTGTAGAGTCGGATGATCTAACCGATAAACAACGGGATTTTTGTATTTACTACATTAAATACTTCAATGCGACTAAGGCTTATCAGAAGGCTTATGGATGTGCGTACTCGACAGCGATGGTTAACGGACATGGCTTACTAAGAAATACTAAGATTTCTGCAGAGATTGACAGGATGCGAGCTGAACGAATAAACGAGAAGAAACTAAGCATTGATGACGTGCTTCAGAAATACATCGACATAGCCTTTGCAGACATAACCGACTTTGTTGGTTTTGGTTCAGAGGAAGTTGTTCACAGGGATGAGTTTGGCGTCCCGATAGTTGATGAAGACGGCAAGGAAATTACTTATATTCATAACTATGTGAGCTTCAAGAATGCCGAGGAAGTTGATGGGACTATTCTTACTGAGGTTAAGAAAGGTAAGGATGGTATATCCGTCAAGCTGGCGGACAAGATGAAAGCGTTGGAAATGTTGGCGAAGTACACTGACTTGTTATCTGTTCGTGACAAAGAGCGACTTCATGAAGAACAGTTGAAGTTGGATATCGAAAAGAGCAAACTCGAACTCGGTAATCTGCGCGGCGATACGGAAGGCGACCCGCATGATCAGGGTAACAGCTACGAAGATGCACTGAATGCTCAAACAGAAGATGTATTCGCTGACGAGGTGACGGACGATGAAGCGTAAGAAGTCTACCTCCTTCAAATTCCGTCCGTTCAGTCGCAAACAAAAGAAGCTCCTGATGTGGTGGACCGATAAGAGTCCTTATAAAGACTATGACATGATTATCTGTCACGGATCCATTCGTTCGGGAAAAACGGTCGCAATGATCGATTCATTCATTACATGGTCACTTGCAAAACATCGACATCAGAACTTCATTATTGCCGGGAAATCGATGGGGGCACTCAAACGAAACGTACTAGAACCAATGTTTCAGATACTAACCGCGAAAGACATTGACTATCATTACCATCGTTCAGGTGATCCATACGTTCAGATTGGCACGAACACTTACTATCTGTTTGGGGCGAACAACGAATCTAGCCAGGACACATTGCAAGGACTAACAGCTGCAGGCGCATATCTCGATGAGGTTGCATTATTTCCTCGGTCATTTGTTGACCAGGCGATTGGACGTTGCTCCGCCGAAACAGATGGGCAAGGCGGAAAGGTTTTCGTTAACTGTAACCCAGCCGGACCATATCATTGGTTCAAGACCGAGTTTATCGACAAAGCAAAGGAAAAGAAGATATTCGTTCTCCATTTCACAATGAACGATAACCTGTCTTTATCAGAGCGGGTTAAGGAACGGTTCTACCGGATGTATTCGGGCGTTTTCTTCCAGCGTTACATTCTCGGTATGTGGGTGTTAGCGGAAGGTATCATTTATGACATGTTCAATGAGGATGATCATGTCATTGATGAATGGCCGATTGATATCCATGAATTCCAAGTGACTATCGACTACGGAACAAAGAACCCAACAGCGTTCGTCCTGCAAGGCATTCATTATGATTTAGACGGCACACCTACCTACTACAACCTGAAAGAGTATTATTACGATGGCTGCGCGGAAGGTAAGCAAAAAACCGATAATGCATACTACAAAGATTTAGAGGCGTTTTGCGAAGGGTACACCCGCGAGGTGATCATTGACCCGTCTGCAGCGTCTTTTATTGCGTTGATTGAAGAAAAAGGTGTGCTATCTGTTACGAAGGCAGATAACGCTGTAATAGATGGTATTCGAACTGTTTCTCGTTTGATCTCGGAGTTAAGGTGCTTTACGCATCGAGATTGTGTCAACTTGCTTCGGGAGCGCTCATCCTACGTATGGGATGAAAAAGCGGCCATGCGAGGGGAGGACAAGCCTGTGAAGGAAAACGACCACGTCATGGATGCGGAGCGTTATGGCATATTCACGAAAGAAAATAACGGCGTTCGAATGGACGACTACACTGCAGCACTTATGAGAGGGGTGAGAGTACATGGCTAAATGGTATAACAAGGCGGTTGGTGAAATATCAAAGCTTCGTTCAAGGCTTCTATTGCCGTTCGGTTGGGGAAGCATGACTACCGGGACGCTTGGCGCTGGTTACAAATTGGACAGCAGTAAAGTCGACTACGAGTTATCCAAGGCGCTTTACTACAACACACATGACGATTATAAGCTTGGTGCCGGGTTCGCAAAATCCGTCATCAACAACACAGTCAGTTTCATGGGTGTTCCGTCATACAAAAGCACAGACAAGGAAGCGCAGGAAGTCTTGGATGGCTTCTTCGAGTCCAACATATCCAACATGCAACGGACAACGCGGGACAGTTTGCGTGACGGCGATTGCTATGTTTGGATTACCCGCGAAGAACAGCAGGATGTTTCCCTTTATCCAGAGCAGAAAGTCCGGCTGGTTTATAACTTCATCCCTCCAGGACAAGTGAAAGATATCGTGAGGCATCCACTGACAGGCGTTGTGCAGGAATATGTCCTCGTCTCTTCTCATGATTGGGAGGATGAACTTGGTAATAAGAAGAAAGCGACCATTACACAGCGGATACGCAGGGGTGAACGGGAAATCGAGATTGATGGTGATACTCCACCAGATGTTGAACCGGGTATCGAACCAACGCCATGGGACTTCATTCCGATCGTTCACTTTAAAAACGAAGGTGATGAGGGAGTCTACGGTCAATCCGATTTGGAGCCGATTGAACCCTTCTTAAAGGCCTATCATGACGTTATGCTTCATGCGATGAAAGGAAGCAAGATGCACAGTACGCCGCGGTTGAAACTGAAATTGAAAGATGTGACGAGATTCCTCCGCAATAACTTCGGTGTGAACGATCCTGCGGAGTTTGCCAAGAAAGGCGGAACATTGAACTTAGACGGACATGAAATCTTAATGTTCGGTGATGAAGAAGATGCAGAATTTATAGAAGCGAAGTCAGCTACAGGCGATGCCAAAGAGCTACTGAAGCTTCTTTTTTATTGCATTGTTGATACTTCGGAAACACCTGAATTCGTTTTCGGTGTCCATACGCCGTCATCCTTATCGTCCGTCAAAGAGCAGATGCCTATCCTCATCCGTTCAATCGAAAGGAAACGCGAACACTTCGCGGACAACTGGCAAAGGCTTGCGAGAATCGTCCTAGCTATGACTTCACAATCGGAAAATAAATCATTCGAGACGTTTGCGACTGAATTGCAATGGGTGAACATCGACCCGAGAACATCGAAAGAAATCAGTGAGGAATTGTTGAACGTTGTGAATGCGCTAGTTACTGCACTTGGAAACAACATCATCAGTGAGAAGTCAGCTATTAATTATTTGGCCGGACTGATCGACACGATGAACGAATATGAAGCCGAGGAAGGCGAAAGTGAGAAGGACCGCATCCAACAGACGCGAATCAATCGACTGCGGATGCCGGATAGCGTTGACTTGCAAAGTCAATTGGACGAGATAAATAAACTGATGGACAGGAAGGCGGGATAACGCGTGGATGTAACCGAGTTTTCCGTCTACACAGCACTGGCTCTTGAAGCGCGAAAGAAACTAATAGAACTGCTATTGAGGCAGGACAAAGAAATTCGTGAAATATTCGAGAAGGCAGCCGATGATTTGGCGAAAAAAATCAGGCGACTTGAGCAGGCAGGGCAAACATCTCGTATTCCAGCATTATTAGAAACGAAACTGGCCGAGAACGCAGCAGAAATTGAAGCGAGCTTGAAAAGGTTGTTCGATGAAGGATTCGAAATAAGTGTCGAAGCCGGCATGCATCAATCCAAACAAGCAACACTCCGGATCCTGAACAAAGCCCGAATCGATTGGAAGCCGATTGAGCGGGTGTACTTCCGTAAACACACTGCTGCTATTGAAACGATGCAAACACGAGTCTTGAAAGGGCTCACTCTTTCAGACCGCATATGGGGGCAGAGTCGCGTCGCTAGGCAATCGATGGGCGCAATCATTCAAGAAGCAATAGCGGCAGGCGAGCATCCATATAGGGTGGCAGAAATGCTGGAAGGTTATGTCAGGAATGGCGCCAAAACCTTAGTGTCACAGTACCCTAATATGATTGAGCGCTTGGAAGGCAATATCCCTATGGATATGTCTTACGAATCCCTCCGGTTGGCTCGGACTGAAATGGCAGCGGCTTTCGGCGAAGCGGCAAGACAGGCGGCGGAAGTGAATCCGTCAAACACTGGAATGAAGTGGAGCACATCAAACGGCGGGAACACTTGTGACAAGTGCAAAGACATTGCAGTCCATGACAGCGGACTTGGTCCTGGTGTGTATCAGCTCCATGAATTGCCGGACTACCCCGCGCATCCGAATTGCCTTTGCGTGTTGTCTGAGGTTGTGGAGGATATGGACGACTTTGTTGATCGCTTGATTGAGTGGAATCATAATCCATTGGCACATCAGGATATTGAGCGGTGGTATCAAAACATTTATAAAGGCGGCATGATCTCATGATAAATAGATTGCTTGAGCGAATTTATGCAATTGTATTCTTTTTTGTTCTCTTAAAGCACACCAAAAGGAGGTGAGAACATGAACAAACCAATCATCTGCGGCGAAATGTCGCAAAATCAAAAGAAAATCTTTCAGTTATTCGGCAATCTGGCTGGCGAAATGAGAATCGAAGATATTCCGACTGCTCCGTCCGTCAATATCGACGAATTGAAGAAAGGGGATTCGGATCCATTAGAGGTGGTGGTAGAAATTCCTGCTTCAAAGTCTAAGCGCGGATGGAACTATACGGCTAACTCATTGAAGAATATCGTAGATACGGTAAACAGCAGCACATTGAATGGTTTCCTCGGTCACCAGAAACCCGAGGATGTAAGCAATCAGTTCTTGCCTCCGGTCACCCATTGGGTCGGCGCGAAGATGGTAGGAGAGATTGCTTATTTTCGTGGAGTTGTGGATGCGGCGGCGACTGATTTAAAGCGCTGGATCAAGTCGGGACGAATCAAGCAGGTATCCATTTTTGGTATGCCAAAGCTGCAGCGATCCGGAAAAGAAACGAACGTAGTTGGTTATGAACCGATGTCGATTGACTGGACGCCGCTCGATCGGGCGGGAATGAGCACTCGCATAGTTGCGATGAGTGGTGAAATGTGGGACCTAGACGGTGAAGGACCATCAGGAGAAATGAAAGACGATAAGGGAGGAAAAGCAATGAATCCAGAAGAAGTATTGGCAGCATTGAAAACAATGCTCGGAAACAAACAACTAACAGTCCCGATGATTGCTGGCGAAATGGGATGGAAGCCAGAAGAAGTAGCGGCGGATATCGACGAGAAGTGGGTGAAAGAAATCACTACATCAGTTGATACGTTGAAAAAGGTTGAAAAAGCACTCGGCATCTCCGGTGAAGTGGATATCGTGAAAGTTTCAGAAGATGCAGCAAAAGCGATTGAAGCTCAGAAAACAGCTGACTTCGACAAGGTCGTCGGTGAAATGATAGATAAGAAAATCGAGTCTGATTCAATCAAAAAGGACATCAAAGACGACAAGACGGTCATTGGCAAGTTGTGGTCGTATCATGCAGCAGGAATTACTCCTGATATGGCCGATGATAAGATTGCCGGTGAAATGGACGCTTTCCTTGCTGACGAGAGTGTGAAGTCCATTATCAGCAATTATCATACTGATAAGCCTGCTTCACTTGGCGGCGTATCCGGCCCCCAAAAGACCAACCAATTAAAAACTAAGCGTGTATCGCTTTAAGGAGGAAGAACACACATGCCAGAAGCAAGAGCATATCCAACAACAACGTATCAATCGTACCGCGCGAAAGTATCTGATGGAAAAAGTGTCCGGGTAAAGGTTCCTGAAAATACAACAGTCGTCGCTAATCAGTTCTATGAAATGGACGGTTTTTTCGGTCCTGCATTTCAATCTGTGACTACGGGGGTGGGAGAGACTTCTGAAGCAATTCTGAACATCGAACAAGCGGAATATGAAACCGATCAAATTCAAACGACAAAAGCATTCAAAGTCGGCGATAAAATTTATTTCACTGGTGGCAAGTTCACTCCTGACGAAGGTGCAGCAGAAACACCTAACCGTCTTGTCGGGCGTGTAACACAAGGTAAAGACCAAAATAACGTTATCTGGTTCATTCTAGGACCACAGGTTTAAGGGGAGGAGATAAACAATGAGAACACATTCAATCGAAAGCCTAAAAGAACAGCGCCGTAAAGGGACCATCGAAACCGAGGTTCCTTTTATTTTTAACGGGAAACAGGAAACTGTTCCGAAAAAGATTGTCAATGGAGAAATGGAAATCATTGATATTGATAAACCGTTTGGAGAAATGATGACATCTGAAACATCTCGAAAAGAGCTAGTTCAGAAAGTGGTATTGGACGTGGAGTTAGGGCGAGAGGAAGTCCCTGTGCTTTACAAACCGATCTATGAGACATTAACCGACCCTAATTTCCCGAAAGAGTTTGAAGCGAAATGGGCGCAAAGAGGAACGGTTATCTTCTTCGAACACTTAGAAGGTGAAGAAGTGAAATTCGGTTCCCTTCAAGCGGAAAGCGGTCCAATCGCTCGTCTGAAAGGTTATGCAGCTGGTTTCGAATACACGAAGGAAATGGAAATCTTTAATCAGATGTTCAATTTCGAGATGCTGAATAAAGCTTTTGGCGAAGCGCACAACGCACTGCTTAACCATTTGCATCTTGGTCCAATCATTCAATATGGCTACAAGGCGGCTAACAAGACTGCACCTGTTTATGTGAAGCCTGATGGCAATACAGGCACGCAAGCAGACGCGCACTATATGCTTTCGTTGCGTGGTACTTTGCGTAAAGCCTTGAAAGATACACGTACAGCTAAACGCCCGGGTACGATTCTTCTTGCGAATTCAGCAGATAAAGAAGACATCCAAGAAGCACTTGGCAGCATGACGCTTCAGGCTACTCCGTACGGAGCGACAGCAGGCATTACGGATATCATCTACTACGATGGATGGGAAACAGACGTTGCGCGTAAGTCGTACGCTTATGAAGGTGTGCCACAAGGCAAAGCATACCTGATCCGACCTAAACGTGGCTTTAAAGAATTGGTGAAACAAGGACTGCAAATCAATTCTACAATTGGAGATCTCAGCCGTTTGGTCCAAGCGCAGATTGTGGGTGACTTCTGGCGTGGAGTTTTCGCTGCGGTTGAGGAAAATGTTCAAGAAATTACCCTTCCTGGACAATAAGGCGGTGGTATAAATGGAGCCAACAGTATTGAACCTCAAACGGTTGCGGCTCATGGTGAATGACCCTGCTCCGGTTGGGGCGGGGGAAGCGCCCTTGTTTACTGATGAAGAACTAACTTTGATGTTTATTGAATATGACAACATTTTCTCGCTTGCTGCTGAGATCTGGACGATTAAGGCTGGGTTAATCCAAGGCGATATCCAATCGTATTCGTCCGGAAACGAGAGGTACGATCTTACCTCCATGAAAGATCTTTACACTCATGCGCTTTCTATGGCGAAACAATATGCGGAGAAAGCGGCAGGGTTGGTTGATGAGGAAGAGGAAGAAAGTGCAGGTAGTTTCATTCTCAAATTCCGCACTCCGGATGTGATGTAATGAAAAACCTTGTTGAAATGCGACGGAAGCATACGAAATGGAACATTGAACAAAACCCATCCGAAATTTTGATTCATCGAACCGAAAAGCGAAAAGGTGTAGGCCACATCGAAGAAGTTGAAAGCGATGTTGGCCCTTTTGTTGTTCGTATTTTTGTTTCGCAGTCCAATACAAACCAAAAAGTTGTGACACTTGCAGGTGAAAAACAGGTGGATCGCTACTTTGGTTTGTTGGCTGATTTCGAAGCAGATATCCAAGCGGGAACGACTGTCAAAGATGAGTTTGAAGCGATGGGGATGAAGTTCCTTGTGAAAGCAATCTATCCCCAAACGATCAACGGTCAAATAGTCGGTTATCAGGGTGAGCTCGAAAGGGTGATGTGAAATGGCCTTTGGAGAACAGACAAAAGAATACATTGACCGCAAAAGAGCAGGATTGCACCTGTTAGCTATAAATATTGGTAAAACCTTGGAATCCGAAGCGAAAATGAACGCAGCGTGGACGGATCGCACCGGTAATACCAGGCGTGCTATTCACGGTGGCGGTGATAAGACCAAAAAAGGTGCCACTGCGTACCTCGCCCATGGTTCCATGGTAGGAACGTACTTGGAGGAAGGAACGGGGATATACGGTCCGCACCGGACGCCTATCGTTCCGGTTCGTGCTCAAGCAATGCGCTTCACGATGGGCGGAAAAGTTGTGTTTGCTAAACAAACCAAAGGGATGCCTGCGCAGCCGATTATCCGACCGACAGCAGATAAGAAGTGGCCGGAGATTCAGCGTGTTGTCCGGAAGTATTGGGAGGGAACATAATGCGCGATGAATTAAGGAATATCCTTGTTGCGAATGTTCCGATGGTCAATGGCGAGGTTTGGGAGCCGTCCGCGGCTGGGCCGGACCTTCCGAAACCGTCATTAGTATTGAGAGAAGCGTCACAGGACGTCGGACAGGCATATGCGGATTACACGTCGTTATATGAAGTGTGGCCATATGTCAGACGCACGACGTTTAAACAAGTAGATGCCGTATCGAAAGAAGTCATTTCAGCGCTTCATCAGAAGCGTTTTGATGTAAACGGTGTTCCTCACTATGCCGAATACATTGGAACAGCGTCAGAGGACATCGTGGATGATGAATGGGACGCACTGACACGTGGCTTGCGCTTTCAAATCTACTCACTGGCATGGTTGCTGCATCAACCGATTGAGCCGGATCCCGTGCAAGCGATGCAAGCATGGTCGATGAAGAACTTCCCGTCATTGCAACTCGACCCGACGATATGGTCACCGTCCAATGTTACTCCGGCTCTTTACTGGCGGACAGACGCGACAACAAGAGTCGAACCGATGAACTGGGGTGCATGGATCACTATGCAACTTAACGGGCATGTGATCACGCCTGATGCATCAATTCGTAGACAATACGTTGACAGGATTACTCGCCAATTGGCGATAGATCATGTGGCGTGGATGTCGGATAAATCAAAGATGCGTTTCTTGGAAGTGTCTGCAGATGACGGCTACGACCCGTTTAGAGATGGGCAAATCAGATTAACAGTGAGATTCGGCGTGCTGAGAGAACTGGAAGTGTATCCGTTCTTGAAACACACTTATTTTGATGAGAAAAGAGGTGGAGAGGTCCATGTCGAATGAAAAAAACAAGATCCCAGAAGTGACTGCGGAGCAGGTGGCAAATGCGGTAGTTCCGAAGCCTGAAGTGAAGGCCGAGTCAGAATCGAACAAAGCATTTGCGGTTGAAACACTTTATACAAGAGAAGAAATCCAAGCGTCCCCTTCTGCTTTTGGCGTACTGCCGGAAGTGTTGGCGGGCGCTTTATCGTTGGTTGAAGGGGAAAAACTGTCACGCTCTCAAGTTCAAGGAGCGATTGAACAATTCAAGAAAAGAAAGGTGTGAAATAGATGATTGGAGCAATGTTTAAGCTAGGCGAGCAGAAATCCCGTCCTGGTGTATATACCCGATGGTATAACGCGGGTGGCTTTTCACGATTTGCGAGAGCGCTTGGTGTGGGTGCTGCTGTAATTAAAGCCAATTGGGGACCAATCGGACAAATCATCACGGTTGAAAACAGAGATGAAGTGAAAGAAAAGATTGGAACTGGAGTGGGTGCAGATGTTGTTAGAGAGATTTTCGAAGGCGGAGCCTATGTTGTTCATGCCGTTCGTATCGGTACTGGTGGAAGCCCTTCGACAGCTAGTTTAACAGTTGGGGAGACAGGGTCGTTGGAATTGAAGACTAAATATCCGACATCCCGACAATTTTTCGTAACTGTCAGGGACGCCCTCGACCCGTCACAAAAAGAGCTCCTTGTTTTTGAAGGTGGTCGTCAAATCGAATCATTGACGTTCGATGCAGGTGAAGGGGAAGCGACAGCACTTGTTGCAGAAGTGACTGCGAGAAGTAAGTACCTGAGTGCAACTGCAACTGATTCAGGAGTTGTGAAAGCAACCATCAATAAAGAATTGACAGGTGGGACGGATCTGGAGACGGTAGCTGAAGACTATACGACATCGTTCGGGAAAACCGAAACGAAGTTCTATGATTCGATTACAGTTGATTCGGAAGACCCTGTCATTCATGCAGCACTTCATGCATTCGTTCGCCGGAAAATTGGTGAAGGGTATCGCATGACGATGTTTGTAGGAGAGAAGCCATCAGTCGATTTTGATACTCGCATTTCTCACGCAAAGGCTTTCAACGACTTCGCGGTTGCTTATATCGGAAATGGTGTACAAACGACCACAGGCGTACTAGTGGGCGCGACAGCGGCGGCTCGTGTGCTTGGAGAATTCATTTCTGGTTCCTACAAATCTAGTTTGACAGGAAGGATCATTACGGGCGGTGTAGGCATCGAAGGGGAGCTGACAGCCTCTCAGTACGACGAAGCGGCCCGAAACGGCATGATGGTGTTCTCACTCAATGCAGACGGCATCCCTCAGATTGACTACGGCATCAACACGCTTGTCTCGCTTGGCGAAGATGAGGATGAAGGATGGAAGAAGTTGCGCCGTGTAAGGACGCGTTATGAGCTGATTGACCGAATCACAACACAAATTTCAAGAGCTATGTCTAATAACGTGGACAACAGTCCAGACGGAAGACAATTCTTGATCACCCTGGCAAACGGCGAAATCGGGCAAATGACCCGAGAAGGTGGTCTGTTATCGGGTGAAATGATTGTTGATCCGGATACAGCTCCAGAAGGTGATTCCGCGTGGTTCAAATTTGATAATCTGGTCGATCTGGACGGGCTTGAGAAGGCTTATCTTGCATTCGGATTCCAGTATTGATAGGGAGGTAATGAAGAATGGATGGACGCTATATTTTTAGATCATGTGTGCCAGATGGAGACGTGACAATTGCTAACGTCACTCCCGGTGAAGTTTTGAACAGGGATTGGACATTTCGTGCAAACTTGCCACCTGAAATTCAGGAGGCATTAGATGCGGGCGAATTCGATCCGCGGAACATCCTGACGGGCAAAGACGGGGAGTTGTATGACGAGGATGGCAACTTTCTGGCGGAAGTGAACACGTGGCAGATGTCGGTTAGCTTTACGAATACGGACTACAATCCAGCGGGTAAAAAAATCACTTGGGCTATCCCAACGAACTACTCGTTGACTTTGACATTCACAGAAACGATTATCCGCGATTCAATCATGCTTCAAAAAGCACTGACCGGATTAAAAGATCGTTCAAAAGGTGCGAACTTAAACTTTACAGGCGTGCTTCGTACAGACGCTGCATAATCGGAGGGAATTATAGATGACTGAAGAAAAATTGAATCAAGATGAATTGTTGGCCGTGGAGGAAGATGTCCTGCGCGGTATTTTAGGTGCTTATGAAAATAACCAAGACGACACGGTGACAATCGAGATTGCACGCGGAGGGAAGACGTTCTTCGCATTCGATATCCGCGGCTTGTCTGAAAAGGAGTACAACGACCTACAGGATCGCGCTACAAAATTCAAAAAGGCGAAAAACCTCGGCGGTGTCAAAGTGGCAGAGGAAACAAACATTACAAAATTCCGTAGCTTGCTCATTTATCATGCAACTGTTCCTGAGCACCGCAAGAAACTTTGGGATAACAAACAAGCGTGGAATCAACTGAATGTGCTGAACGGTCCGGATTTGATCGACAAAGTATTGAAAGCAGGTGAAAAGTCCGCAATCATCGATAAAATTGATGACTTGTCTGGATTCGGGACCGAAAGTGACCAATTAATAAAAAACTCATTGGAGCAGGAGGAAAACTAACTCTCCTGCATGAGATTTTTCAAAGGACAGGACGTTTGCCTGATGAAATCATGAGCAAACCGGATGGCATTCAAAAATTTGCTTTCGAGTCAATGAAATATCAGTTGGAAAAGGAAATAGAAGAACGGAAATCTATAAATAGCATGGCGGGCAGGAGGTGACTGAATGGCCAAAAGAGAGGTTTATCGTATTGATATACCGATCGAAGCATCAGACGGCTACAGCAAGGAAATCCGCTCTGCTGAAAAGCAAGTTACAAAGTTTGAAGGGGCAATCGAAAAGACAACTCGTCGAGTCAATAAGCGCTTGAATGACTTAACAAACGGCAGGTGGTCCGTAACTTTACGAGCGGTAGACCAAGCTTCCCGCGTTGCATCTCGAGTAGCGTCATTCATTAACCGCACAGCAAGCCGCAGTTATCGTTTTACGCTTCGAGCTGTCGATATGGCTACAAGCACCATTCGGAACATAGGACGTATGATCACAAGCATACCTGCCGTCATAACAATCGCCCTTTCAGTCGTTGGCATCGGTAAATTGAAAGATGCAACAGTAGGGGCTGCCATGAGTTTCGAGCAGTACGAAGTCTCAATGACCCACTGGTTAAATGGAAACGTCACACAGGCAAAAGAGCTTGTGAAATGGATGGGGCAATTCGCTGATACAACCCCATTCAGCTCGGTTGAATTGTTTCCTGCATTAACCCGAGGAATCGGAGTCTCTAATGGCGATGTTGATCAAGCGAAACAACTACTTCGCCTGGCTTCGGACATGTCCTCGCTAACCCCGGGCTCATCGGTTTCCGATGCCATGGAGGCGTTAGCAGATGCTCAAATGGGCGAGATGGAACGTCTGAAAGCCTTTAACGTGAAGTTTTCGAAAAAGGATTTCGACAAGATCGGTTATGCTGGCGTTATCAATGAACTAACAAAGAAATTTGAAGGCGGAGCGGGTAAACTCGCAAAAACGTCTGCAGGTATCCTAGCTACGTTATCAGGTTATCGCAGTTCGATCTTCCGTTCATTCGGAACAGGTTTTCTTGAACCAATGAAACCGCGCCTTGATGCGATTAATAAATGGCTTGAAAATAACCAAGAAACTTGGGGCCGTTGGAAAGAAACGGTCCGTAGCGCCGGTGAGGGTGCATCTGAATGGGCTTTTTCAAAGATAGAAACAGGCTTCTCTTATATTCGTGACCGATACTTGAACAATGATGATTTCAGGAACTTAAATTTCCAAGGCCAAGTCGGTTTTATTATGGGTGATATCAACCAATGGTGGACGGATAAAGGGAAACCCGCTGTCAGTTCGTGGTGGGAGTCATCTGGTAAGCCATGGGCCGAAGAAACAGGGTTGTCGATTGGGAAAACTATTTTCAACGGTATTGTTCTTGGTATCAAGGAAGGCCTTAGCTCAATCGGCGGTCTTTGGCAAAATGCATTCGAGGATCCATCAGCTAAATCCATCGGAGGGGCGGCAACTGCAACCGTGTTAGCAGGAGCGGTTGGAAGTATGCTTCTCTCTCCTTTCCTAAGAGCAGGCGGAGGACTGTTGAAAGGCGGGAAGTGGGTCGGGGGGCATATCGGTAAGTTCGGAAAGCAAGGAGTCAAAGGCACTGGGTCGGCGCCTACTGTTGCGACAGCGAAACCGTCTGCTCCTTCAACTCCGGCGAAACCAATGCCTGTAATCCTGGACCAATACGGCAAACCATTACCACCATCTGGCGGACCGAAACCAAGACCTGCGCCTAAACCATCAACTCCCAGTGGCGGAGGATTTGCCAGAATGCGATTGATACGCAGAATCCCTATACTTGGCACACTTCTAGGAGGAGCTGCTATTGCAACTGCTGCAAAGGATGATCGGCCAAAGGTTATCGGGGGCGTAGCCGGAGGACTTGCCGGTGCAAAAGGCGGAGCATTAGCAGGTGCTGCATTGGGTTCTGTTGTTCCAGGCATCGGCACGGCTATCGGAGGAGCTGCAGGCGGTCTGATCGGCGGAATCGGAGGTGCAATTGGCGGCGAGTGGATCGGTAGTCATTGGGACACAATCAAAGAAAAAGCGGGCGAGGCGGGAAACTGGATCAAAGATAAATGGTCCGGTTTTTCTGGTTGGTTTGGTGATTCTGTGTGGACGCCGATCAGCGACGGGGCTATCAACGCAGTTAACTTTGTAGCGGGTATGTGGTCTTATGGCAAAGATGCCGTAGGTCTCGTTTGGGGACCGGTCAGCGATTGGTTTGAGACAAATGTTTGGGCACCGGTATCAGCAGGAGTCGAAGCGGTAGGGAACTGGTTAGGCGAGAAGTTCGAATCTGGTAAGAGTATTGTTTCTGCGGCATGGAGTCCAGTTTCTGATTGGTTTCAGGAAAATGTCTGGTCTCCCGTATCCACTGGGGTCGAAGTCGTTGGCAGTTGGATCGGTGAAAAATTTGATGATGGATACGGTGTTGTAAAAGAGGCATGGGGAGCGGCATCTGGATGGTTCGAAGAAAACGTTTGGGGGCCATTAAAGACGGGTGTCGAAGCTGTCGCGAATTGGTTCTCAGAAAAGCTAGACGTTATCAAAACTGGTGCGGCCTCGGTAGGTGATGCCATTTCAGAAAAAGGCAATCTTGCAAAGAAGGGAATTTCTGCCGGCTTTAAAGTATTTACTAGGCGCGGTTCTGAAGAGACAGGATTGCAAACAAGTAAACAAAAAGCTTCCGCATACGCAAACGGCGGCTATATTAACCGTCCTCATATGGGACTTGTCGGCGAAGCGGGTCCTGAAATGATAATTCCGTTATCGTCAGGGCGTCGGAACAGAGCTCTGGAACTATTCGAGCGAACTGGTCGTATGCTCGGCATCCGTCCATATGCTAGCGGGGGATTAGTTGGAAAGCCGGTTGAACCAGTTGTTAATTCAATGACTTACCCGGCACCTATTGGACCTATGCCAGCAAGCGTTAATCCATCAATTTCGTTTGGGCCGGTTAGCGTTTCTGTAGAAAATGGCGGTAATGGCGACGTGGATAGTATCATACACGCAGTCATTGAGGAATTTGGGAATGCGGTTATCCCTCAATTGCGTGAAGCATTGGTGAATAGGTATGCATAAGGAGGTGCAGGGATGCAATTTTCATTTGTTGATCCAGTTACGAATAAAGCGCTTGTGCTTCCTATCGCTCCTTCTCGTATGGAGGTTGTGATAGGAACTAAGATACTGACATTTAATCCAATCGCACTCGGAACAATTGAATTACCGCGCGGTCGTTTGCCGATAAAATTTACACTGGAAGGTTTGTTGCCAGGATTAGAGCAGGCAGCTATTCCGGAACGAGAAAACGAAATGAGCCCTAACGAGATAAGTAAAACCATTCAAAAATGGGCGGAAGCGAAAGGGGCAAATGGAAAAAAGCTACGTTTTATCGTAACGGAAACGGACTGGAACATCCCTGTATTCCTCTTGGACTTTAGACCGAGTGCACCTAATGGATACGGGGATGTGAAATACACGCTCGATCTGACCGAATGGCGAGACTTCACAGTGAAAGAAGTAAATTCGGCAACCTCCGGAAAGAAAGAGGTTCGTGAGATAAAACCGAAGCCTAAAACATACACAGTCAAAAAAGGCGACACGCTGTCTGCGATTGCTCGAAATTATGGAGGCTCGGCGAGTAAATGGCTAGAGCTTTGGACGGCTAATAAAGGGAAATTGAAGAGTGGAAATCCTGATCTTATTTATCCTGGAGAAACTCTAACCATTCCGTCGGGGTGGTTGAAATGATTGATTTAACCAAAGTTGATTATCGACTTACCTTGCTGCCCCCAAACGGCTCGAAAATTGACATCACCAATCTAATTGATTCATGTACACATGAAGAAATGGATGGCGAAATGGCCGCGAGAGTGTCCGTGAAAATGAAAAATGTAAAACGTGCCGATGGATGGATTCATCAGCACGTTTTTCTTGATAAACGCATTGTACTGGAAGCGACTGACGGGAGTGGCTGGAAAGAAATCTTCCGCGGATCCATAAAAAGGTGGAAAACGGTTGCTGAAGATCATACAGTCGAATTTACGGCATATGACCCATCGTTCAATGCAATGATTTCAAAAGAGCATTATTTCTTTCCAGCAGGGATGAAAGCTGATGCAAGTATTAAGCAAATCGCGGTGGAACAAGGCATTCCACTTGGACAAATTGATGGACCAAGTATCCCGCTTGCTAGGAAAATGTATAACGGTTATATCGGGGATACAATCGGTGGCCGTTTGAAAGAAACAAGACTGAAGGGCGGTGGAAGGTTCATTCCCCGTTCAACGGCAGGAAAGTTTGAGATTGTACGGGAGGGCTCCAATAAAACGGTTTACGAACTTACCGATTTAACCGTCAATAGCAGTTCTGATGAACGTTCTATCGAAAACCTTATCACCAAAGTTAAGATTTATGGGAATGAGCCGAAGCCGAAACCTAAGAAAAAGAAGAAGTTGGCCAAAGGTGAGAAGAGGGAAAAAGCCAAAATCAAAACGGTATTGGCGGCAACGCCGAAGAAAGAAGATCCTAACAAGGATAAACGACCGAAAATCAGTGTAACTGTTAATGGTGATACAAAGTTTGGCGTTATTCAGGAAGTCTTGTATAGTTCGAATTTCGACAATATGGCGGCTGCGAAAGCGGCTGCTCAAGAGATACTAGATGAAAAAGGAAAACCGGAAATCAATCGTCCTCTTACGCACCCTGATATTCCATGGGTACGGAAAGGCGACTTAATAAAAATCAATTCCGGCACAATCAATGGTGATTGTATCGTTGAGAGCGTTTCACGAAACACGCAATCTCGAATGATGACTTTGAAACTGAGAGGGAGATGAGGATGGTAAGATATTCTTTTGTGAACGAACTAGCAGCGATCATGACAGATACATCTGAAAATGCCACAAATGAAGCCATCCGATATCCTGTGCTCGGGACGTTGGATGACGATTTAAATTTAATTGTTGATGGATTCAGCCGGCCTATACCTGAAAAGGAATACGAGGTGATTGAGCCTGTCGTCAATATGTTCCAGCAGCCGGATGAGGAGTATGACACGTTTGTCGAAGACTACCGTTTGGAGCTCCTTTTACGTCCTGGTGATCGCGTCTTATGCATTCCTATTGAAGATGGCCATACTTTCGTGGTTGTAGGGCAGGTGATGTAAATGGTCAATCAACTATATCCTTCGTTTGATGCCCCCGACTTGATGGCGGACGAGGAAGTCGAAACGCTTCAAGATGTGTATGCTTATAAATTCGATTACGAAAACGAGAAGCTTGTCGTCACAGGGACGGGAAAAGCGGTTAAAGGCGACCAAATAGATGCTTATCGATTCTGGGCCGTCAAATGTTGCATAACGGAGCGCTTTAAATATCGATCGTATAGTAGTGACTTCGGTATTGAGTTTGAAGCGATTATGGCGGCTGACTATCCTCGGCCAATAGCGGAGAGTGAGATAAAACGAACGATTACGGAAGCATTGATGGTGGATGAAAGAACAGTTTCCGTTACCGGCTTCAGTTTCGAGTGGGAGGGTGACTCATGTTGGATTAATTTAAGCTTGGAAAGTGTGTACGGAACAGATTATGTCGAAATTAGAAGGGGTGGTGAATTGAGTGGAAGAATTCGTGCTGCCTGATTTTTTGCAAGAAACCGAAGAAGAAACACATCAAAAGATGATACGCATGGCCCCTCCGAATATTGATACTGCGGAGGGGGCTTTATATTGGGACCATACGAGACCGACTGCGCGAGTTAAGGACGAACTTGTTGGTTATGAGCTAACCTTGACATTAATGATGAAGTTTCCACAATTTGCTGTCGGACCCTTCCTTGATTTACACGGCGACCCTGTGGGAGTGTACAGACGTCCAGCTGTCCCTGCAATTGGAGAGGCCACGTTTGAAGGGGCGTTAGGTACCTTCATTCCAGTTGGGACGGTTGTTACAACGATTGGTGATGATAACGAGGCAAGTCTTCTCTACGAAGTGATCGAAAGTGGTGTCATTGATGAAAGTGGCTTGATCACCCTACAAATTAATGCAGTTGAGCCAGGTTCGTCTGGGAATGTGCCGATTGGCTCGATACAAGGTATCACAAAATCTATTTCAGGCCTTACCAATATTTACAATACCAAACCGACAAAAGACGGTGCTGACCAAGAAGATGACGATTCATTTCGCGAACGGATCCTGGACAGACATCGAAACAAGCCTTTGAGCGGTGCAAGACGCGACTATGAACGATGGGCGAAAGAAGTACCGGGCGTTGGTGATGTTATTGTCATCCCTCTATGGAATGGTCCTAAAACGGTGAAGGTGTTGATTACTGATAGCGAACGTCAGCTTGCTTCTGCTGAATTGATTACTGCTGTCAAGAATCACATTGATCCAGTTGACGGTATGGGCGAAGGAGTCGCTCCGATAGGCGCTGTGGTTACTGTAGACACACTTACATTGGTTCTAGTAAATGTGGAAATGTCGTTAGTCTTGGAAGAAAACTATCTACTTGAGGATATTTTAGATAGTATTAAAAGCAATCTCAATTTATATTTCGCAGATAGAGAAATCATTAAATGGTCCGAGGCGGTAGCCGTCATTGTAGGAACGGAAGGTGTAGCAGATCACAGCGGTTTACTATTGAATGGCAGCACCGAAAACATCTTGTTAAACCAAGGTGAAAGGGCAGCTATAGGAGAGGTGATAGCTGCGTGACGACTAAAATTACTACGGAAACTGGTAGAGATATGCTTCAGTCTGTGACGCCGATTTACAATAACGATGAATTAGCACTGGCGGTTTTTGAAGCAAATGGACGTGTGATGGATGAAATCAGGAAAGTTATTAAGGATCTAAAGCACGAGATGTTTCCTCAACACGCCAGCTGGACTCTTGGTTATTGGGAGAGCATGTTGAATATAAAGACAAACAAGAACCTTTCAGATGCTGAGCGTGTCCAGAAGATTCTTTTTGAACTGAATAAGTACTTCCCGATTACTCGTAAGAGAATGGAGCAAATCGTGAATGTTCATGTCCAAAATAGAGATGCGAAAGTTATTGAGGACAGGGGTGAATACTCATTTACGATTCAAATTCCATCGGAAAATTTGATTATTACTGCAGATATTCACAGGGATGTCGAAGAGGCAAAGCCTGCACATTTAGCGTATATGATTTCTGTCTTGGCTGATGAATTGAGGGCAATCATCCGCGCCAAACAATACACCTTCCCAGTCCCCTACCCGGTCACCGGCACATTTCACACGGCACCAATCGGCGGAGTAGCGAGCAAAGCAACTATGGCAGCCGAATCAAAAGCATATGCAAACTCAGTCCCGTACCCAGTGACCGGGACTTTTTATTGTACACCGGAAGGAGGTTATTAGATGGTTTCACTTTTGGAAGATGAAACGCTGAAATTTTGGGACCGATTAATCGTCGGTGCTAAAGTGACAATCGACGGAGTGGAGCAAAGTTATCCAATCCATGAGTCTTCGTATATAGAGGGTAACATGCTAAAGAAATTCGTATATCTTGAATCCGAATCCGGCCATGTTACACATGCTTACGTCCATGATCAGCACGGACGTCGGATCTGGGAGCAAACTATGAATATCCGAAAAGATGAGGACGGGATTATGGTCACGTTCTTTTTTGAATTGGAACTGAAGGAAGGTGTTAGCGTTGGGTGAACCATATGTATACGTGCCATTTCACTGGCTGGATCGAATTGTCGAATTAGACGAGTTTGGTAATGTTGTCTACGAAAAGGATGCAGAAGGAAAAATTGTTTATGAATCAGATCAGTTCGGCAATTTAATCTTACATCCGATTACAAAAGATCCAATTCCCAAACCAAAATTAATACAAGATGGGACCCGGCACTCTGCTGGACGTGAAAACCACCAAGAGCAAGGTATCGCTAAATCTCACGAACGCCTAGACGGCCATGACAACGAGCTCTTACGCATCAAAATCCAATTGGAACTCGACGGCAAAGCCCCAGGCAACTCCGGAACCTTTGCCGATACGTTTGACGGCGAGCCTAACAAGCTGGTGCGTCAGACAGCCCGTGCAGTCCTGACAGCTCCACGATCGGCGGGCACGACGGTCCTTAACGTTGATAAGACGGACGGATTCAAAGCGTTCACCGAGGTCACTATTTACGACGGGACCAACAGCGAAGACGTGCTTATCACGGACGTAACGGCATCGACAATCACTGTCCAATCGTTACAAAACGATTACGTCAAAGGCGCGATCATCGCCCGTAGTAATGCGGAGATTAAAGATGGCCGGATGGGTCAAGGTAGCTGGGGTACTTATTCTGTTTCGGAAGTAGAGGTGATGTGAGATGGCCAAGTATAATTATGATAGGTACAGTATTAATTATTCATGGAGAGAACCCCCGATAGGCGCCACCGGGACAATAGGTACTAGATTAGGAGGACTTCATAAAACTGCTAAATGGAATTCGACAGAAGGTAAATACGTACTTTCCGACCCTTATGACCCTTACAACTATATACCGGCGGGAAGCGTCGCTTACCACTATCGTCCCGAGGCAGACGGATATTTAGATAAGTACACTAGTAGAACAGGTCAATATGGTGATGCGGATGTTACTTGCGATAGGGAAATACGCTATAACAAAGACAAGACACAAGTCCGAACTCGCGGTTTATATAAAAATACAGTACAAGCCGAGGACGGGACATATCCAATAAACGGACCTCACATTGACGGTAATTGGTACGTTAGAACTTCTTTAGCTAACACAGCACCAACAACTCCCGGCGCATTTACGCAACCGACCGGCGAATTAGAAATCGGCGATTCAAAAGTATTTTCGGTGGGTGCTTCTACAGACGCGGAAGGAAATCTGTCCAAATATATTTGGGAAGCATCCATTAACGGGGGTGCATTTTCAAAAGTTGGCGAAACATCAACGCCAAGCCTGACGTATAAGATTCCTACTGCAACATCGCTAAGAATGCGCGTTAAAGCGGTGGATTCCGGCGGACTTGAATCAGGTTATCGTGATAGTGCAACGTTTACGGTAACCAAGCCGAAGTATTATTGGAGTAAATATAATGCCATTAGAGAGGTTTCATTTAAAGAGGGTGAATGGGTTAGTATCGGCAGAGCAAGTGTTCATAATACTAATTTCTATTATCCGGCATATACCTTTGATACAAAGACGGGTAAATTTTCCCCTAGTGGAGCACATGTGGCGACGCCAGCTCTTGGTAGATATTACGGAATGGAGGGTAGCGGGGGTAAAGGGGTCAAAAGAGTAGATGGCCCTTATTCTGGAATTGAAGATTGGTATTATTTTGATGCCAGTACTAAAAATGCAGTAGAAGAAATTATTTATTCTCGTGGAAGTTTGGTCCAATCAGGACTTCAAGCAATAGAAGGAACCTACCCGAACGACGGCAGGCATTCAGACGGCTTTTATTATGTAAGAGGATCACGTGTCAACCAATCAATCGCTCCACCAGCTCCGTTTACAGTGCCATCATCAGGAGCAATATTGGAACCAAAGCAAGCCTTAACACTAACATTCGGCGCATCTACAGCATCTGCAATCAGCACCTACGAGGTCCAAAGCCGATACAACGGTGGCGCATGGCAAAATGTCGGAACACATACCAACGCATTAACACGTGCATTTACCGTGACGGATGATAAAACATTGACGACAGTCGAGTTCAGGGTACGCGCTAAGAATACGAGCGGAGTCTATTCAGACTACGTTTATTCCGAGGCGTTCACTATCCAGCACAATAAAATTCCGGCGATCACGCTCGAAACCGAAAACAATAAAACGCTGTACGAAAAAGACGCATTCGTCATCAAAGGTACAGCCTTAGAGCCGGACATTGGCGACGTCTTAATTGTCTACTACCGTATCAACGGTGGTACAGCAAGAGGATTCGAAACTAAGGTGTCTGATGGTAAGCCTGTACCATTTAACGAGCAGCTGACGTTTAAGAGCGGCAAGCTATACAAAGGCGAAACGGCCATCACCGGCGCCCTAGCAGACGGCACGCCTCATACATTGGAAGTTTGGGCTACTGACAACCAGGGCGGTAAATCAGAAATTGAGACGCGTACATTTTATGTCGTGCCGAATCGTCCTCCTTCCTTAACGATTGATCCGATCGATTACCAATCTGGACTAATCGATGCAGACAAGGTCACTGTAACAGGAGAATCCTTTGATGCGGATGGCAACGATGTAGTGGTACGCTATCGTATTAACAATGGCATCAATGTTGAAATTCATAACGGCCCTGCCGGAAAGTTTTCGTTTGATGTATCTGTTTCAAAGTTAAAAGATGGCATCAACGACATAGTCGTAGAAGTCTCTGACACGTATGATTTTAAGTATTCTAAGACAATAAAACTTAATCGGATAGAAAACTTAACGCCTTTATTGCAATCCGTTCAACGGTGGACCATCAATCCTCCTGCCGGATCTGCACAAGGCGTTTTATTCTGGATTAAACGGGACGAGTCGCAAGATGTATCCATTGAAATATCCATGACGAACGGCACTGAGCCGGAGAATTTCGTACCTATGGACTTCGATTCAAGCGGTCCAGACGAAATAGGAACGGTAGAGGACTTCTTCAAATACCGTGCTAGTTCTCCTGCAGAAAAAATCGCAATCAAAATATCATGGACAGGCGATAAGCCAATCCATCAGATACAAGGGGCGTTGACGCAATGATTATGGTAAGACGTAAACAGCCAGACGGGTCGTATGGTCCGTTGGAGCCGGCTTTCCCGGAAGTGCCGGAGAACATGGATCCAAATATGCTTATTTTGTATGAAGCTGTCGCTGGGATGCAGGAACAGATAATGATGCAGCAAGAAGAAATCGACCGATTGAAAGGGGGTGCTGAATGATGGTTTATCAATACATGGTGCCAGTGTACGGTCTATTGGTCAAAGCCAGTGCGCGTGAGATTGACAGCCTGCCTAAGCAGTATCAAGTGCCAGTTGCCGAGTATTTGGCGGCTGAGGTCGAAAAAGAAGGAAAATAGTATTAGGTGAATTGAAGGAGTTCCCTCTCTTTCTGTCGAAATATGTAGACAAGGAGGGGAGCTCATGGATGAGCAAGTATTAGAGATTATAGAAAAATTACCCGGTTCTACATCATACTATACAGCTGCATTGTTTCCGTTAATAGCTTATTTTGTCAAAATCGCTATTGACAATTATGAATCTACAGAATTAGAAAGATTGTTAATGAGTAACTTTAAAAAATTCCAAATTGCTCTGTCAAAATATTTCTTTATAGGATTAGCTTTTATAGCGATATTTAATTTGATCCTTAAAAACCAAAACATCATAAGTATAAAAAACAGTGAGGTATTTTATGTTGTATGGTTAGCGTGTTTTATAATAACTATAGCTATTATTTTCTTGCTTGAAATTTTTATTAATTTCATCTTCTCTTTATTCAATATTAAATATGATTACTATATTGTAAACGAAAACAATGAAGATGCTTATCGAGTAATAAAATTAAGTGGTAAACATATACTGGCAGAATCTGAAGGGATATATATGTTCATAGATAATTTTAAGCAAAGAAGATATAGAAAAGTTGCAGTGAGTAATGCCTTTCTTGAAAGTATATATACTTATAGATATCTAAACCAGATACTTTGGGCTATGATTATTTTTGATTTAATATCACTTATTTTTGTGTTCTTTAGCAGCGGGATAATGCAAGCAATTTTCTATATAGTTTTCGTTATTCTGCTTTTGGTCTTTCTGGTAATTTTGACAAACTCAAGAATTTTTACTAGAGAGAATTTATCAAGTACGAATATAATCGAAACAGAAGATCCGTTAATCGATAGTGAACAAAGATGAAGAAGATCGTCCTTAAACGGACGTTCTTTTTATTTTCTTACAAAGAGAAAGGGAAGGGGGTACTTGAATGCAGAAGGGAGAGAGTACCGGTGACTCGTATGGAAGTTACGGGAATTAAAAGCATTGGAGCGCTAGTTATCAGCTTCTTGATTTATTTAATTGATGTGGTGAATGAGGCTGTTGTGGTGCTCGTCTTTTTCATGTTGTTGGACGTCATCACCGGCTTATTACGATCGTGGGTGACAAAGTCATGGGACAGCACAATCGGCTTTTCCGGTATCGTTAAAAAGGTCGGCATATTTATCATGATTGGAATGGCTGCATCAATCGAATTTATGATAATGTCTGTCGGACAGGACCCAAAGGGACTAATGCTTTTAGGCGTCACGTCTTTTTTTATTGTCAATGAGGGCATTTCTGTTCTAGAAAACTGCGCGCAAATTGGGCTGCCTATTCCGGCAGTCCTTTTTAATGCACTTGAAAAGATGCATCGGGATCCATCGGGTAAGGAGCAGAGACTTGCCCGACATCCTATGTTGGATCGTATCGACAAGAAAGAATTGTTGAAAGAGAATGAGGCGCTGCTCCATCAGCTACAGAAGAAAAAGGAGGAAATAACAGATGAAAATCAATTGGAAAGTAAGGATCAAGAATAAGATGTTTTGGCTGGCTATGGTGCCGACTGTTTTGTTGGTTGCGCAAATCGTTGCAGGATGGTTCGGATTTGCATTGGCAGCTGATTTGATCGGCATGGAAGCGACTAATTTTATCAATGCTGTATTTTCATTGCTTGTCATCCTAGGGGTTGTAGTGGACCCTACGACAGAGGGGCTAAAAGATAGTAGACAAGCCTTGCGATATGACCGGCCTAAAGATGATACCCGATGAATTTTGTCGACAAACTAGCACCGTTTGCAGTCAAACACGGACTTGCAAACGGTGTTTTACCGTCGTTAATAATTGCCCAGGGTATCCTTGAATCCGGCTCAGGTACATCGGAACTTGCCAAAAACGCCAATAACCTCTTCGGTATAAAAGCCGGTTCGGGATGGACGGGCCCCACATACACTAAAAGGACAAGTGAGCAGGACGAGGATGGCAATGTCTACTACATCAATGCGGCTTTCAGAAAGTATCCATCCTATGAAGGCTGTGTAATGGACCTAGTCCATAAATACACTCACGGCACCGGATGGGAAGACCACAACCGCTATGCGGCCATACTCAACCAGACAGATTACCGTAAAGCGACTGCTGCCCTTCATGCGGCTGGTTATGCGACGGACATCAAGTATGCGGCAAAGCTTAATGAACGTATCGAACAATATGGATTGACTAAATATGACAAGGAGGTAATCGATATGGTAAAGATTTTTATTGACCCTGGACATGGTGGAACAGATTCAGGAGCAGTCGGTAATGGCCTGAAAGAGAAAGATTTGACCTTGGCTATTTCCAAGCGAATTGAATCTCTTCTCACGGACTATGAAGGTGTCCAAGTCAAATTGAGCCGTACCACTGATCAAACTCTTTCGCTTAAGCAACGGACAGATACAGCGAACGCTTGGAAAGCAGATTTCTTATTGTCTGTGCATATCAATGCAGGTGGTGGAAAGGGCTATGAAGATTTCATTTTCAATGGAAAGGTTAGCAACAAAACAATAGATTTTCAAGCAGTTCTTCATTCTGAAATCACAAAAATGATTCCGGAATTTATTAATCGGGGTAAGAAACGAAAGAACTTACACATGGTCCGCGAATCGCATATGCCATCAATCCTTACAGAATCAGGATTTATTGATAGTCCAGACGACTCCGAACTATTAAAGAGTGATGAGTTTCTCAATCGAGTCGCCCTTGGCCATGTAAATGGTATTGTAAAAGCATTTGATCTAAAGAAAAAAGATGCATCAACGTCAACACCGGCAAAGGAGGACGGCGACTTGAAGTTTACGAGCGGTACACTCAAAAAGGAATTTGAAACGTTTTTAAACAGCAAAGCCCAACGCGAAATTGCTGTCAGGGAAGCTGTAAAACAAGGTTACAACGCCAAGTGGATTAAGGACTTGGAAGAGGGCAAAGCATCTGACGGCGATATAGCCATGCTTGCAATTGGAGCTTTGATTAAAGCGAATAAGTAATATAAGGGCGACTACTCGCGCCGATTTGAGTGGTCGCCTATTGTTATTCGTGAAATCATATTGAGTTTTAAACCTATAAACCATACAATAGACTAAATGATAGTTTATTGATGGGGAGGTTAGCGAGGTTGATACATAGAATAAATGTGAGTGCGGTACTAAAATCCTTGGGGCAAGGAATTAGTGATCCCGCTTTAATTATTGGTGATGATTTTGAAAGATACATATTAAAAACTGAAAAAGTATTTGTTGAAGGGAAACTG